CAACTGTAGATTCATTTTCACTTGCAACTACAAAAATAAAATCATTGAACCCCTCCATTCGAGATGTGCTGTGGTGGAGTTTGGTATTCAGGGTAAACTTAAACAGGAAATTGCAGCAGCATTCTTCGGAAGATTAGTAGATATTTTAGATCAAGAAAGAGTTGAAGCAGATAAGAAAGTTTTAGCAGAACTTATCAATAAGCACTTTCCTGATTGGAGAAGAGTTCTTAATGAGTGTCAGAGATACTCAGTTGGTGGAAAGATAGATACTGGTATACTGGCACACTTTAGTGATGTAAAAGTAAATGATCTCATTAAAAACCTCAAGGAAAAGAACTTTCCCGAAGTACGTAAATGGTGTGTCAATAACTTGGACAACGATCCTTCTGTTTTATTGCGTCGTATTTACGATAGTCTTTACACTTCCTTGGTTCCTTCTACCATCCCTGCTGCTGTTCTCATACTTGCTAAGTATCAGTACCAAATCGCTTTTGTTGCGGACCAGGAGATAAATATGTTGGCATGTCTTACTGAGATTATGGTGGAGTGTAAATTCAAATGAAGAAAACTAATCTTGATGAGAAAATACTAATCGCTGAAGAGCGAATAAAAGAACTTAATGTACTGATAGAAGCATGGAGAAAACAAAATGAGAGATGAAGTTTTAAAATTATTACGTACAGATGCTTATCGTAAAGGTGAGTATAAACTGTCTTCAGGACGTACTAGTGAACATTATGTAAATTGTAAACCTGTTACTTTAAGTGGTAAAGGTCTTGCAATGGTATCTGATATGATAATAGACTTATTAGAACCTGATACAGTGGCAGTAGGTGGTCTTACATTAGGTGCTGATCCATTGGTAGCAGGTGTTGCTATGGGAGCATCTTTATTAGATTGGGATCTTGCTGGTTTGATTGTTCGCAAGGAAGCTAAAGGTCATGGTACAGGTGCATACATTGAAGGTCCAGTGCTCCCAGAAGGGTCTAAGATCGTTGTTTTAGAGGATGTTATTACTACAGGTGGTTCTGCTATTAAAGCAGCAACAAGACTCCGTGATGCTGGATATACAGTTGATAGAGTAGTTGCTATTGTAGATCGTCAGGTAAATAATGAAGCATATGATTTCTTTGAGCAAGAAGGATTAGATTCTTTTTCATTATATAACTTAGAGGATATAGCAGATGCCAAGGATGAATGATCAAACAAAGTTGATGTATGCATTAGAGCATATTGAACACCTTCATGATTTGATTGAGGGTAATTATTGGGAAAATTATTTACGTGAGAACTTGGATAGTTTAGAGTATGTACTAGAAGCTCAATTAACTGATATTGAACTTAAGAGAAATAGATGAAGAATCAGTTTAAGAATCCAAATTTTGATAGTTATAAACAATTAAAAGAATTTGTTTTATCTCCTTGTTGTAAGTGGACATATACTGAGGAAACTATTCCACCTAGTGATGATGGTTCTATAGATATAAATTATAAAAATACTTCTCTCTATTCACATTCTTTTTTAGATAGACCAAGATCTGATGTTGTTCGATATCCTGCAGTTGGTGATTCTGAGTACATAGATCTTGTCACTTCAGCAATATGTGATATAATGGAGTATAATGGTTTTTGTATAAGAAGTTTTTATAGGATTTGTGCTAATGCTACTCATCCTTATGACAAGGTTTACTCCACTATTCCTCATGTAGATCATGCATATGAACATGGGAATATTATTTTGTATCTAACAGATGCTGGTGGAAAAACATTTATAGAACAAAGACCAGATCATTATGAATACCATGATCCAAAAGAAGATGATGTTCTTCTTTTTTCAGGTAAACATTATAATGAAACGCCTCTTGATAAAAGAAGAGTCGTTATTGTAGCAACTTTTATGTAATTATGCTTAATAAAGAAAAGGTAAGAAACCAAGTCAAATCCAGATTCTATTATCTATTCTGGGGTATTGCAACATTTTCTGTAGTAGCAGGACAACTCTATGTTGGTTCTGGTTATAGAATGTTTGCTGGTTCTTTAAATCGAATTTTTGATACTATTGAAGTACAAGTTAGTGATGAGTATGAACGGTTTTATTAAATGAGAATTGAAACTAGAGAAGCAATGGAGATGTTGTTTTCAGCAAAATGGAACTTGCCGAAAGCAGCAAAACATTGTAACCTAACACATAAGGAAATGAAAATTACCTTTAGTGAGTATTGTGCGTTACATGGTGCAGATTATGAACCACCTGCACCTGCTATACAATTACATCTAAATTATGAAAACACTGAAATCCCTGAAGACCCCTCTTAGATATCCTGGTGGTAAGTCTCGTTCTTTAGGTACTAAAAAGAATCCAAAGATGGGACAATACTTTCCAGACCTTGCAGGATATACTGAATTCCGTGAACCATTCTTAGGTGGTGGAAGTGTTGCGATACACATTAGTAAAATGTATCCACACTTAAAGATAACTGTTAATGATCTATATGAACCCCTTGTTAATTTCTGGTTACAGTTACAACAATTTGGGGATGATTTAACAGATAGGTTAGTGGAGTATAAAACTAATCATCAAGATCCTCCTAAAGAATTAAGAAAGGAAAAGGATACAAAGTTTCCTGCAAAAGAATTATTTGCCAATTCAAAGAAGGTTCTTAATGATAAAAATTTTGATGCTATAGAGAGAGCAGCAGCATTTTATATTGTTAATAAATGTTCTTTTAGTGGATTGACAGAGAGCTCATCTTTTTCAAAGCAAGCATCTGTTTCTAATTTCTCTATGAAGGGGATTGAAAAGTTGCGAGGATATTCTGAGATAATTTCCCATTGGCATATCAATCAGTATTCTTATGAGTATCTACTGAGAGAGAATGTTCATGATGGTATATTCATGTACTTAGATCCTCCTTATGATATTAAGGATAATCTCTATGGTAAGAAGGGTGAGATGCATAAATCATTTGACCATGATAAGTTTGCAGAGGATTGTCAAGCAAGTAAAATACATATGTTGGTTAGTTATAATTCAGATCAACTTGTCAGAGATAGGTTTACTGGGTTACAATGGAATGCAGGTGAGTTTGATTTAACATACACCATGAGGTCGGTTGGTGAGTATATGAGAAATCAAAAGACAAGAAAGGAACTCTTACTTTTTAACTATGGAATTGAAGGATTGGCTTAATTCAATAAACTTCACTAAGAAGAATCTTATTGAAGAAGATCCATCTGAAATTAAAGATTATGCACCTTACGTCATCAATCGTTGTTTGTCTGGAAATCTTGATTGTATATTATTTGCTAATGAAATGAATAGGTATTCATTCTTAGATAAAGACATGCAATATTCTTTTTATCTAAATACTCTTAGAAAAAGGAAGAGATTCAGTCCCTGGCTCCGTAAGGATAAAGTCACAGATCTTGAAATCATTAAACAATACTATGGTTATAGTAACGAAAAGGCATCTAATGCTTTGAAAATATTAACCCCTGAACAAATTAGTTACATTAAACAACGACTTGAAACTGGAGGACCGAAATGACGACCACCACTGAGCCAACTGTACAATGGTCTCAAGACCAAATGGTAGAAGTGCTTCTAAATGAACCTGATGATTTCCTAAAGGTAAGAGAAACCCTTACAAGAATTGGAGTAGCATCCAGAAAAGAAAAGAAGTTATATCAATCTTGTCATATCTTGCATAAACAAGGAAGATATTATATAGTACATTTTAAAGAATTATTTGCACTTGATGGGAAACACGCTAACCTTACTGCTAATGACGTTCAGCGTCGGAACCGCATTACTCGCCTCCTTTCTGATTGGGGACTTATATCTGTCGTAAAGACAGAATCTGTTGCTGATATTGCTCCACTCAATCAAATCAAGGTTCTTTCATATAAAGATAAGGGTGATTGGATACTAGAGCAGAAGTATAATATTGGTAAGAAAGGAAAGAAAGAGGAAACCGAATAATAAAGTAGGGGATACACCATCCCCTTTTTTTGCATTACATGGTTAAATAGTATTGTCGCCTTCGGGGACGCAATACACACTCGCTTAATAAGGAGAACCATGAACACACTAGCAAGATACCATGCTGCTAATCTTCCAGATCTTTTTGATAAGATTACTAAGAACAGCATAGGAATGGATGACTATCTGAATACATTCTTTAATTCAGATCTTCCACAATCAAACTATCCCCCATACAATTTGATACAGTTGAATAATCATGAGTCGAAACTCGAAATCGCCTTGGCGGGGTTCAAGAAAGATGAGCTCAAAGTCTATACGGAGTTTGGAAAACTATATGTACAGGGCAAGAAAGAAGAGTCAGAAAATGTTGGGGAATTTGTCCACAAAGGATTGGCACAACGCTCCTTTGAACGGGTCTGGACGGTCACCGATGATACGAAGGTTGGATCAGTCGAGTTTGTCGATGGACTCCTCACAGTGGAGTTAAACAAGATTGTTCCAGAACATCATGCTCGGAAAAATTACTTAGGAGGAGAATCATGAAACTCACTACACCTTTTAGCATTATTAAAAATGCCCTTAGTGATCTCAAAAGAGTTCCTAAAGAGAAAAAGAAAAAGGTGAAGTCCTAAATAAAATTGAGTTCGAGATGGATCAGGGGTCTTTACAGACCCCTTTTTTCTTGCTATAATAATAAGGAATTTAAAAAACAATGATTTTTCTATCAAAACCATCTGTATATAATTTACCTGGCACATGGGAGAAACAAGATGATGTTCTTATTCAGCACTTAAATTTAACACCAGACCAAGGACTAATTTTATTCTTTGGTTTAGTATTAGGTGGTCTGGTTGCGTATGGAATCTATCTTACATTTGGACCAGGTAAAAAGACCCTAAGAGATCAGATTGACGAACATTCTAAGATGCATGAATTGGGAATAGCACACGGTCATGGTGGAAACAAAGAAGCATATGAGATGTCTGGTAAACTAAAGCATAAGCATGAGGATGATGATGCCTGAAAAGCAAACTATTAAGTTTACCATCAGACAAGATGGTACAGTTCTGGAAGAAGTTAGTGGTGTTGTTGGTAACGGTTGTATGAAAATAACCGAATCCATAGAAAAGAAACTTGGAACTTCTGTATACTTAGAACCTAAACCCGAATATTACCAACAAAAAAATGTCACACTTCAGCACGATCAAAACAAAAATCAAACACAAAACACAACTACAGGAGGCACTTGAACTTTTGCAATATGATGTAAAGCAGGATCAGGAACTTAGAGTTACTGGTTCTCATGGTATTGGGCATGAAACCGTAGAAGCAGAACTTGCTATAGCAACTGATATTGGTTTCCGTTTAAACCCGATGACAGGTGAATACGAATTAGTAGCAGATTTGGAGACATGGAATCAACCTATACCTGCAAAAAGATTTGTTGATAAAGTCACTCAACAATATGCTCGTATGGTTGTTCATGACCAAGTTAAGAAACTTGGATTTCAAGTAGAAGAAGAATGGGAAATGGATGATAACTCTATTGAACTAGTAGTAACAAGGTGGGATTGATTCATGTCTATTAAATTATTGCTTCTAAAGTCTGGTGAAGATATCATTGCCGATGTAAAGGAAATGAATGTTGGCACAGAAGATGATAGAAAAGTGATTGGATATTATCTTAATAAACCTTGTATCGTTAAGATGCAGGATCCTTCTGTCATTCAAGATGAGAAGGCAGGATTTCAAGTGGCATTATTTCCGTGGATGCCCTTGACAAAGGATGATAATATTCCTATTGCTGCTGATTGGTTAATTACTATGGTAGAACCAATCGACAATTTAAAAAAAATGTACATTGAGGATGTAGTAAACTATGGACAAGATAATAAAGGTGATAGCACTGATGAATCACCATCTACTGATAGCGGAGATTGATGAAGTTGCAGCTGCTGATATCGGTCAACCTGACTGTAAGTTAACAAACGCATTTGTAATTAACACTGAATCTGGTCAAACAATATTAGAACCCTTTTTAAATAGTGTCACAAGGGACACTTCAATTATGATGGGATCTGATAAGATATTAACTATCGTTGAACCAACGCCCACCCTACTTGAAAAATATCAAGACCTTACTAAATGAAATTCTACACCAATGTTCAACTAATCGGAAACCAATTCTTGGTTCGTGGAGTTGAAAATGGTAGAAGGTATGAACATCGTGATGAGTTCTTTCCGACTCTATTTGTCAAATCTAAAAAGAATACTAAATACAAAACGTTAAATGGAGAAGCAGTTGAAGCAATTCATCCAGGTTCGGTACGAGACTGCCGTGACTTCTATAAAAGATATGAAGATGTTGAGGGATTTGAGATCTATGGGAATGACAGGTATATCTATCAATATATTTCAGAGAAATACCCAGAAGATGAAGTCAAGTTTGACATATCTCAGATTAAACTTGTTACTCTGGATATTGAAACTACGTCTGAGCAGGGTTTCCCTAACGTGGAATCGTGCGTCGAAGAGATTCTGGCAATCACAATCCAAGACTATACTACTAAGCAGATCATTACTTGGGGAAGTAAACCATTTAATAACAAACAGAAGAATGTAACTTATAACTATTGTCCGAATGAGTATGAATTACTTTCATCATTCATAAACTATTGGATGCAAGATGTTCCTGATGTGATTACAGGATGGAACATACAGTTTTTTGATATACCTTATATTTGTAAGAGACTTGAGCGAGTTCTGGGTGAGAAGTTGATGAAGAGAATGTCACCTTGGGGTCTTGTAAGTGAAGGTGAAGTTCATATTATGGGACGTACTCAGATTGTATTTGATGTGGGTGGTGTAACACAACTTGATTATCTAGATCTCTATAAGAAGTTTACCTACAAGGCACAGGAGTCTTATAGGTTGGATTATATTGCAAAGGTAGAGTTGGGTCAGCAGAAGTTAGACCACTCGGAGTTTGAAACATTTAAGGACTTCTACACAAAAGGTTGGCAGAAGTTTATTGAATATAATATAATTGACGTGGAACTTGTTGACCGTTTGGAAAGCAAGATGAAACTGATTGAACTGGCACTGACTATGGCATATGAAGCTAAAGTCAATTATAGTGATGTGTTCTATCAGGTAAGGATGTGGGACACTATCATCTACAACTATTTGAAGAAGAGGAACATTGTTATTCCCCCTAAGAATAGATCCCAAAAGAATGAAAAGTATGCAGGTGCTTATGTCAAGGAACCGAAACCAGGAAAGTATGATTGGGTTGTTAGTTTTGACCTTAACAGTCTGTATCCTCACCTTATTATGCAGTACAATATTTCCCCAGAGACCCTCAGAGAGACTCGACATCCCAGTGCGAGCGTTGAAAAGATCTTAAACGAAGAGGTAGAAGATTTTAATCCTGAGTTTGCTACATGTGCCAATGGAGCACAGTATCGAAAGGATGTGCGTGGATTCCTGCCAGAGTTGATGGATAAGATGTATGGTGATAGAGTGGTATTCAAGAAGAAGATGCTTCAAGCAAAACAAGAGTATGAAAACAATCCTTCCAATGCACTTACCAAAGAGATTTCTAGGTGTAACAATATCCAGATGGCAAAAAAGATTGCCCTTAATAGTGCTTATGGTGCTATCGGCAATCAGTACTTTCGGTATTACAAACTTGCTAATGCAGAAGCCATTACTTTGTCTGGCCAAGTATCCATACGTTGGATAGAAAACAAGATGAATCAAAAGGTTAATAAGATCTTAAAAACAGAAGGTGTTGATTATGTTATTGCTTCAGATACTGATTCCATCTACCTTAATCTCGGTCCTTTGGTTGACCGTGTATACGAGGGAAGAGAGAAAACTAATGAGAGCATTGTTGGGTTCCTTAACAAGGTGTGTGAAACTGAATTTGAACCTTTTATTGAGGGTTCTTACCAAGCGTTGGCCAATTACGTAAGTGCTTATGACCAGAAGATGCAGATGAAGCGAGAGAACATCGCAGAACGTGGCATCTGGACTGCTAAGAAAAGATACATCTTGAATGTATGGGATAGTGAGGGTGTTCGATATGAAGAACCCAAACTCAAGATGATGGGTATTGAGGCAGTTAAATCCTCTACACCAGCACCTTGTCGTACCATGATTAAGGATGCTCTTAAACTCATGATGAATGGAACTGAAGATGAGGTGATAGACTTTATTGATAATTCCCGTAAGAAGTTTAAGTCTCTTCCACCAGAAGATATAGCATTCCCTCGTACAGCATCTAATGTAGAAAAGTATAAAGCATCTTCTACGATATATGCCAAAGGAACTCCTATACATATACGGGGTGCATTATTGTATAACCACTATGTTAAAGAACATAAGTTGGATAATAAGTACTCTCTCATTCAGAATGGTGAAAAGGTCAAATTCTGTTACTTAAAGAAACCGAAT